ATTCGTCTTTCTGACTGATATGTAAGCCATCATTCAGAAAGCTGAAATTCATTTTGATACCATCGATCACAGTCTGAATGGCTGCCTCAAGTGCACTAGTCAGGATTGAACCTGCCGTGATCAGATTGCCGTTAAGGTGGCCGGTTGTAATCGTGTCAGCCACGAAGTCACTCTCAATTGTCCAGCAAGTCGTATACGTCCCGTTTATGCCGGTCTGGCTGAATGCAATTCCGGCGTAATTCATACGCATTACATTGACTGCTGTGCCCATGTCCGGACTGTCCATAATGTAAATCTCATTGGGTTGTCCGGCGGCGTTTCTGCCGATCACGATATAGCCTCCGGTCCCACCTGCGATAACATCGGCAGCATGATCCAGAGCAGCGTCCATGATAGATACCGCCTGATCTATAGCTCCCTGCTGTGTGCCTTCGGCGATCTGTTTGATCGTGTCCCCGAAGGTCGCTTTTTTCTTTCCGAGTGTGATTTCTTTGTATCTGTTCCTGAGCGCATCCCATACAACGCCGATCACCTTCATAGCCACGTCATGGACTCGATAGACTACATGAACCGTGTCGCCCAGGCTGACCCGCTCAATAGATGCAGAGCCCTTATATTCGTCTGTCTGCCAAAGCGGAACAAAAGACATTTTAAGAGTGTCGGTAAACGGAAGGCCGAAGTCGTTCGCTGTCATATACTGGACAGCTCTGGCATTCAGATCCTCCGGTGTCGGAAGCTCATCAAAGTCTTCGGATGCGTCCAGAATAAAAATCTTCTCCCTGGCATATTCCTCATGACCTTCGATGTACTGAATCGTACCGCTGACCGTTACGTCATCATCCTTGTAGAAGGCCACACAGCCCGTCCACGCTTCAATCTCTCTTTCATTGGAGAATGTGTCGAGATTCTTAGCATAGCGGATATACACTCCGTTATCGGCTCCCCTGTGCGCATGCAGCTTAACTGTGAAGCCATCAAACTCAAATTCGCCGCCGAATCTGTCCAGGACAGATCCCCGCACTCCGCCGAGGCACGCCCTGAAGCTCCGGACCTCGTCCAGTGTGAAAGCTGTATCTGTGTTTACGATGTCCGTCCAGGTTGTGAACCGAGTCGGCAGCATGCAGTTATTAACCAGTCCTGTAAGTGCCGGCACAACGCCGATCGTTTCAAATGGAGCGACCGGCTGATCGCTCAGGTCATAACTGATGTGCTGGGCGTAAATCTTATAACTGTACCCGTCCAGAGTTTCCTCGACTGAGTAAATCCGGAACGGCTGCGGATCTCTGACGTCATCCGGAGCGACAACCATGATCCGATCGACTGCGATCTGATCGGCATTCACTCCTGTGATCGGACACTCTGCGTATACCTCGAAGATCCCGTTAAGATCCTCAGGCACCTCGCAGACTGTCAGATCCGGAAGCGGACCGAGTCCGTTCGATGTGAAAGCAGTCTCGTTTGCCTCGTAGATAAAGATCATACTTCCCACCACCTCGGCATAATTTCGATCGTCACACCGTCAAGTGTGATGCCGTTAAAGCCCGGAACAAGACCCATTTCCTGGAAGTCGATCGATATATTCCCATTTCTATTAAAAGCTCCCTCATATGCATTCAATGTCGAACAGTCGAAATCGATATAAGAAGTCCCTGCTGTATTAACTGTGATGGTTTTGGAGCCGATCATCACCGTGCCTGTTCCGTAGATCCGGATGATAGGCTGAGCCTTCTGTGATGTCGGATTGAATATTCCTCCGGAGGATGCAAAGGAGACCCAGTTCTCGCCCGATTTCAGCCATCTCTGCGGTTGACAATCAAAGGATAGAGGGAATGTTCCAAACTTAAGGAATGAACTTGGAATGGGCTGTACGGCCGTCTCCAGCTTGCCCATTCTGTAAACCTCCGGATCTCCGGAGTACTCCAGTCTCTTATATCCTCCGAATGACGTAAGCATGGACATGAGAGCCAGATAGTTCTCTTTGAAGTTCTTAGGCATGATGCACCGGTACGGTACCGGCACATTCTCATAAGCGCCTTCATCAATTAAAAGGTCGCCATTCCTTCCTGGAACAGCGACCTTTGTATACTTCCGTGACGGCTTTACCCAGGCATCAATAGAGTCGACCTGTTCGACCCCATAGTCAGCGAGGTTTATGCCGTTGAAGACCAGTTCATTTTTCATGCGAACACTTTCTCCTCTCTGACAGTTGTCCTGTTGATCTGCTCAGCAATGACTCTTGCGAGTTCCCTGCTGGACTGACCGGGCTGCTGCACGATTGTGAAATTATTTGTAATCTGATTGCCGGATGTCAGTTCGTTGAACTTATCCCGACCGATAACGACTTCAGGAACGTCGCCGACACCGATGATCTGCGGACTGTTGAACAGATACGGCGTTTCAGCGGCCTTCTTATACCATTCAACCCCGATGTGTGGGATTGACGGAGGATTCAAGCTGAATTTGCCGGTGATGCTGAAGTGAGGCATTTTCAGTTTCGGCAGTTCCCAATGGAAATTAAAGAAGCCTTTGATAGCTTCGATTGCCGATCTGACTATCTCTCTCGCCCCTTCGATCTTCTCGCCGATCGTTTCCTTAATCGCATCGAATTTTTCTTTAATGGCCTGCCACAATTCGCCCGCCTTCTGCTTGATGGTGTCCCAGTTCTTATAGAGTGAAACGCCGATCGCAACAGCTGCGCCGATTGCTACCACGATACCGCCGATCGTGCCGATCATCGGAAGCATGGCCACGTTCAGAGCGGCAGCCATACTGGTGATTGTGGCAATAATCCCTGCAATCGGAGAGATCGCAGCCACCAAACCAAGAACCGTCAGGATGAATGCCTGTGTTCCTCCGTCCAGATTGCCGAACCATGTCAGCACGTTTGTGATGACTGTTACAAGAGTCTCAAGCCCCGGTACCAGCGTATCTGCAAGTGCGGCGCCTGCGCTCAGAAAAGCCTGGGACGCTGTTGCCTTCAGCTTGTCGATCTGGTCATTGAATGCGACTGCATCCTCAACAGCATCCTGTGACAGAATGTTGCCGGTTGCCTCGGCTTCTTCGCCAAGGGATTTGAGAGCTTCTCCGCCATCGTCAACGACGCCGGCCATCTCCATAGCAGATTTGCCGAACAGTTCCATCGATACCTGGTCTCGTTCGGTTTCGTTCTCGATCTTGCCGAGAGCCGCAACAGCGTCATACCATACATCGGTGGCATTGCGCATCTTGCCGTCCTGATCTGTGATGGAGACGCCCAGCTGATCGAAGACATCCGCTCCGGATGCCATGTTCTTGGTCAGCTTTGTAACGGACCCGGCCATGGTATCCATGCTTACGTCAATCCGATCGGATGCATACTGCATCTTCTGCAGTTCTTCTACGCTGAAGCCTGTTACATTGCTGAGGGTCAGCAGATCGTCTGCTGTTGATGCGGCCTTCACTGCCATGCCAAGCATGCCGGCAGCCGCAATGCCTGCCGCAGCAGAGATCTTCTCCGTCTTTTCCTGGACGTTCTTGGCAGCGGCAGATACTTCTTCGAACTTCTTCTTTGTCTCTTCAAGTTTCTTCTTTGAAGTGTCGTTGAAATCATCAGAAGCCTTCTTCGCTGATTCCAGACGTTTCTCTGTTTCCAGAATCTCACGCTGAAGCGCTCTGTACTGATCGGAGTTCTTATCAACTCCGTTTGCATCCATCTGTTCCTGGGCTTTCTTCAGTTCGTCCAGGCGTTCGTTTGTAAGCTTTACCCTTTTGGCAAGAAGATCCTGCTTCTGGGCAAGCAGTTCGGTGTTCTTGGGATCAAGTTTTAATAGTTTGTCGACATCTCTGAGCTGAGACTGTGTGTTCCGGAGCGACGAGTCAACCTTAGACAACGCCTCCGTCAGCTTGGTAGTATTGCCTTCAATCTCGATTGTTAAGCCTTTAATCCTGTTTCCGGCCATATTACCTCCTAAAAGTTTGCAATGTCTTCAGCCGTTGGGAGATCTTCCCATTCGTAGCTGTCATTTTGTTTTTCAATGAATATGTCATAGACCTGTCCCAGTGTCAGTTCGTCCAGATCCGACAGGGTTAAGCCTAATTGAAAGCATCTTAATAAGAATAAGGCCCCCGACTCAGGACGAGTCGACGGCCTTACACGTTTTTTGGTGCCACCGTGGTCTGCATACTGGAATACCAGAATGTAATCACGTCATTGGCAAAGTCTTCATATGGGAAAGAGTCAAATTCATCCAGCCATTCGACCATGTCATCCGGAATAGAAGGGTTTGCCTGCTTTGCCATTGTGTACAGTAACCGGTTGATCGTATCGTATGCCGCATCGACAGATTTGTCGTCTGAGGATTCAACAGACTTAAGTTCTCCCAGGGCAATGTTCAGATCCTTCATCAGTTTCCTTCCGAACTGTGCCTCGTATTTATACCGGGTAGCTGCCGTGGCTTTCAGGGCGACCGGAACGTCTCCGATCATAATCGTCTTTCTCATATTCGACCTCCTTTATTCAGATCAGCTCGCTTTTTCGGGAACTGCTGAGAAGAATGTAGCGTATGCAGAGGATGCGCTGTCTGCTGTGTACTTGACAGCGTCGTCGCTGATTCTTGGCATAGCTGTAATGTTTACGGTATTCGTAGCAACTGTCAGACCGCCGACCTCTTTGGTCTGAGCGTTGATGTCCGGGCGTGATGCCACGCATCTGTAGAAGCAAGCCCTCTTGCCTGTCTCTGTGCCGCCAGCCAGTTCCATCTGGCCAAGCAGAGCGAACTCTTTCGGTGAATCGTTTGCCTTTTCAAGCACGCCACCGTTGGAATCCACCGTCTGGCCGAGAACAGTCTGCAGGAATGTGTCAGCTGCTGTAGTGTCTTCAAATTCAAGTGTTCCGGTATAACCGTCATTTGTCTTGAAAGAGAACCAGTTGACATTGTCAGCCGGTTCATTGACATCTGTGCCTGCAGCAGACATAGCAAGGCTCTTCGCACCTTTGACAGCGACCGGAGTCGCATAAGTCAGAGATCCGCCTGTGCCTTCAGTTGCAACCGCATAATGCAGATTGGAAAAACCATATCTGATTCTACCCATTGATAACTACCTCCATCATGTACAAAACTTCGTACATATTTTCATCGGATAAGAATGTCTCCTCCTTTGTGAAGACCATTCCCGCATCAAGCAGAACGCTCTCGACTGTGGATTCGACTGAAAATTGTTTGTTACTTGTATACAGCTCAACATTTAAGCTGTAGATCTGAGCATGGTGTGTATCGTCGGCCGTCTCTGGCGTCATGTCTGTGTAGTGATAACAGATATATGGAAGATCGGGGACCTGATCCTCTTTCCACATCAGATAAGTCACCGGATAGCCGGTTGTCGCCAGCAGATCCGCCACCTCTTTGAATGTCATTTCAGAAGCGCCTCCATTTCTTTCATGAATCTCTGTTCTACCGTGTCGTTGATCGGCTTGACGAAATTAAAAGCGGTCGTTCTGCCGCCGTTTTGTTTAGCATGGCCAAATTCGAGCAGATGTGTTAATCCGCCCCACTTACCGGCGCCGATCTCAGCCGAGACTCTCAGTCGCTTGACTGTAACCTCGTTTTTGATTGCCTTCCGATAATCGCCGGTACCGCCGAATGCGCCGGCCTTCTTCAGGTCTTTGGTGACATCCTTCGCAACATTTCTGACTGCTGTCTCAGCAGCCTCCCGCGCTTCATCACCGAACTCATCCAGATACTGATTGATAGTCTGCTGAACCATCAGCGGACTGATTTTAGAGATCGGCATTGCCTTTCCTCTTCTCACAGTACAGCTCGATCGTGTCGTTGCGCCCCAGGTAAGTTCTATATACTTTATAGGTCTTTCCTTCGAACCGGACAACACTCTCGCCGGTGTAGTCGAACCGTGACATGGTAAATCTGAAAGCCGGGTTAAGACCATTACGGCCTCCCTCGAACCATTCAGCACCACTGACAGAGTTTACCTGGACATACACCTTCCGCTCACTGGTGGTAGACTGCTGAATGCCGAACTCGTCCTGGATGAACTCCTCGGCAACCAGATAGGCGACATAAGTTCTATCCATTTTCGTACTCCGTATATCTGCTGTCCATGCCCAGCTGTGCCTTCAGCTCATCATAGGCGGCTTTCAGTCTGTCATAGTCGTCCGGCTGTCCAAAGTTGAGCTTGCAGTACACTTTCACCGCTCTGATAATGAGCGGATCAGATGTGTCGATGTTCGCCTCTGCGACATCAGCAGGGATCAGATCGCTGAGACATTCGTTAATCAGATCAGTCAGCTCTTCATTCAGATCCGCATCCTCACTGGTCAGACGCAGAGCGGTTTTTACTTTTCTCAACAGATCATTACTCTCGCTCATTCTGTAACTCCTTTAGATAAGTTTCTTCGTCATAGACATGGTATCCGTCATGGCCCAGTTTGATGCGTGAATCGCACCATAAATGGAGTCCGGCGGATCTTGCCCTCATGCAGAAACTCATATCTTCTCCAAAGCCGTTAACCGGCGAAAACAGCAACTTTCCGTATGTGTCTACCACTGACTTCAGCGCTGCCACATTCATTGCCACACATCCGAACCCGCAGGCTGCGATCTCAAAGATCGTGTTCTGCGGATAATCGAAATATGGTTCGCTTACCGGCTTCAGCTTGTTGTCTTCAAGTTTCTCAATATCACACCGCTTGAAGACCACCGGCGTGATCGGTCTCACTCGCTTGAAATAAAGACCGCTGACCACATCGAAGTGGTTCAGATCTTCGTTTAAGATCCTGAGGATCTCCGGCTCGAACACCATATCGGAGTCGAGCCAGAGAACACGGTCAAAGTTTCCATTGATCGCCCTTTCGATCAACTGATTTCTTGTGTCATAGATCAGGGACGATACCCCGAACTCAACACAAATCTCATCATCATGGTCTTGCAACAGCAGATTGCAGAGACAGCTGGTGAAATGTGCATGGACCATATCCATGCAAGGCACGGCGATCAATATCCTCATTTTTCCTCCTCAGGTTTATCTCTTAGGTTCTTGCAAATCTTACGAATGCAGATGTGTCGAGCAGTTCGCCGTCAGCAAGGCATGCACCACGGAACTGGAGATTTGTGGTTGTTGCTGTTTCGAAGCGCTTGACTTCGAGCGGCTTGAAGATGTTGACCTTGTAAGCCTTCGGGTCGCCGTAGAAGATTGTTTCCTTGGAAGAAACAAGAGCCTCAGACATCAGAACGACATCATGGCCGAAGAGCTTGAACTGGAAGCCTTCGTTGATGATGTAATCATTCAGTGTTTCAAGTGCCATAACTTCGCTGTAGAACATGGACGGTGTCATGATCCAGATAGCGCCATTCTGATAGTTTGCGTCCAGGGTACCCATGATTTTGAGCAGTGTTGCTCTTGTCAGTGTTGAAGGGATAGCTGTTGCGTTTGCATTGACGGATGCTGTGATGCCCTTGAATGCATTGGAATTGCTGCCGACGAGGACGTCTGCGTTCATCTTTGCGCGGATCTGACCTGTCAGATTGTCGACGATCCAGTCATGAACTGCCGGGATTGCCATGTGATCGATGTCAGCCCCA